CCAGTAGCACCACTAGCACCAGTAGCACCAGTAGCACCAGTAGCACCAGTAGCACCAGTAGAACCGATTAAACCAGTAGCACCAGTAGCACCAGTAGAACCAGTAGCACCTGTAGCACCAGTAGCACCAGTAGCACCAGTAACGCCAGTATGTCCAGTAGAACCAGTAGCTCCAGTAGCACCAGTAGCACCAGTAGCACCAGTAGCACCAGTAGAACCAGTAGCTCCAGTAGCACCAGTAGAACCAGTAGCACCAGTAGCACCAGTAGCACCAGTAGCTCCAGTAGCTCCAGTAGAACCAGTAGCACCAGTAGAACCAGTAGCACCAGTAGCACCAGTAGCACCAGTAGCACCAGTAGCACCAGTAGCACCAGTAGCACCAGTAGCACCAGTAGCACCAGTAGCACCAGTATATCCTGTATAACCAGTATATCCTGTATAACCAGTCAACCCAGTATATCCTGTATAACCAGTATATCCTGTAGAACCAATTGTTCCTGTAAAACCGGTTACACCAGTTGCTCCGGTATATCCTGTATATCCAGTATATCCTGTATAACCAGTCAACCCAGTATATCCTGTATATCCTGTATAACCAATAGGACCTATATAACCTGTATATCCAGTTGGTCCAATTGAACCTGTACTTCCAGTTTTACCTGTACTTCCAGTGTTACCTGTACTTCCAGTATTACCAGTAGTTCCTGTATATCCAAATGGTCCTCTTAATCCAGTGTATCCTGTATAACCAGTGTAACCTGTTAAACCAATAGGTCCAATATCACCTGTAGGTCCACTATAACCAGTATATCCAGTATATCCAGTAGCACCAGTAGCACCAGTAGCACCAGTAGCACCAGTAGCACCAGTAGCACCAGTAGCACCAGTATAACCTGTATAACCAATTGAACCAGTAGCTCCAGTACTTCCAGTATATCCAGTATACCCTGTATAACCAGTACTTCCAGTATACCCTGTATAACCAGTACTTCCAGTATACCCTGTATAACCAGTACTTCCAGTATACCCTGTAGAACCAGTATATCCTGTATAACCTGTAGAACCTGTAAAACCTGTAGAACCAGTCGCCCCTGTTGCTCCTATATCGCCAGTATAACCTGTTGAACCAGTATACCCAGTAGGTCCAATATCACCTGTTGGTCCAATATCACCTGTAGGTCCAGTATCACCTGTTGGTCCAATATCACCTGTTGGTCCAGTATCACCATTAGGTCCAATATCACCTGTTGGTCCAATATCACCTGTAGGTCCAGTATCACCTGTTGGTCCAGTATCACCTGTTGGGCCAGTAGTACCTGTTGGTCCAGTAGTTCCTGTAGCACCAGTAGTACCTGTTGGTCCAGTATAACCTGTTAGACCAATATCACCTGTTGGTCCAGTATCACCTGTTGGTCCAGTATCACCGGTTGGTCCAATATCACCTGTTGGTCCAATATCACCGGTTGGTCCAATATCACCTGTTGCTCCAGTAGCACCAGTAGAACCTGTTGCTCCAGTAGCTCCAGTAGCTCCAGTAGCACCAGTAGAACCAGTAACGCCAGTAGAACCAGTAGAACCAGTAGCACCAGTAGAACCAGTAGAACCAGTAGCACCAGTAGAACCAGTAGAACCAGTAGAACCGATTAAACCAGTATACCCTGTATATCCGGTATACCCTGTAAAACCAGTATAACCTGTTACACCAGTATAACCTGTTACACCAGTATACCCTGTATATCCGGTATACCCTGTAAAACCAGTATAACCTGTATATCCGGTATACCCTGTAAAACCAATATCACCTTTTGGACCAACTAAACCAGTATAACCAGTAGGTCCGATAATACCTAATGTTGAAAACCATAAAGAAGTATTTATAACACCACCACCAGAACCATCTGTACATTTTAAATTTAAATAATCACCTTGATTAAACGATAAATCTATATTAGATAAATCTTTATTTATTTTTATGTCATTGATTGATATTCCAGAAAACACATTATTTTTCCATACTTGAATATTGCCACAAATATCTACAACATCAGATGTTCTTACCGCAATATAGTTTAATTTACAAGAACTACCAATTTGAAAACCTGATGTTACATTACCAAAAGTAAATGAGAAACCATTATTAGTAACTTTATCAAAACCATTATTCATATTAGCAGTTATAGCAAATAAACCACCATTTGTCGGACCAGGAATACCTTGTAACCCTTGTGGACCAGTATAACCTGTATAACCAACTGGACCCCTGCTTCCAGTAGGACCAGTTCCAAGTGTTATACTACAATTCGTTGTTTGCCCTACTGGAATATCAAACCAACTACTTGATAATGGGTCTCCTATTTCATTTACTTTACAACTTCCTTGTATTTCTTTTAATTTTCTTAATGCCGTATAATCACTTGATGACATTTTTAAATTACTGTATAATAGACAACTCTAAAAAAATATTTTTTTATATACTCATTTATTTTCATAATAAAATAATTCATTTTAACTAAATAAACAATTTTATCATAATGTTAAATATTATAATAAAATATCAATTCCATATTATATATGAATAACTTAGATTTAGATATAAATAATTATAGTATAAAAGACATAGAAAAATTCTTCCGATTTTCATCAAAAACAAAATATAACGCAAAAGATATTGAACAAAGAGAATATGAAATTAGAGAACAATTATTAAGTAGTGGACATATCAATAAACGATTTAAACGTGATTTAATTGAATTTCTTACATTAGCAAAGAATTGGTTAATATATGTAAAATGTAATCCAACAAATAATCAACCTACTACAATACCAAAAAATTATAAATTAGATAATTTAGATACACCTATTTCTAAAGAACCAATTTCAAGAACAGAAGAAATAATCAATCGTAATGATACACCATTTGTTCATTCTCAAAATAGTGAATATTTCCCCGGAACTATAAATCCATTGAATACACGTGTTATAACAAAATGTCTTAATATTGACACACGTTTTCGCGAAAATATATATTCAACGCAAAGTTCTGATTTTACTATTAATTTACCTATAAAATTTAATAAAGTCGTTTCTATGCAATTATCTTCAGTAGAAATACCCATAGCGTTTTATGGTATTTCACAAGGTTATGGTAATAATTTTTTATACTTAAAAGTCGCTTATAATTCTTTTGATATTTCTGGAGCAATTCTAACAAATGAAAAAATTATTACAATTCCTGATGGTAATTATAACGCAATTGATTTTATTGATATTATAAATAATTTATTAGCACCAAAGACAAATAATGTATTAAATAATCCAAACGATATTTTTTCCTATCTTTTATTTTCAATTGATATTAATAGTAATGGTTCTGGAACAGGGAAAGTTATTTTAACCCCAAATGGTAGTTATGCTGGTTATATTAGAGAAGTAATAATGGATTTTACCAAAGATATTAATGGTAATAGTGATAATATACCAATTTCATCTAAAATCGGATGGAACTTAGGATTTTTGAAACATAAATATACTGGAGATATAACTTATACTTCTGATACTATTTTAGAACCAGCTACTATTAGGTATATATATTTAGCAATAGATGATTTTAATAATAGTGCGAATAATCACTTTATAAGTGTTTTTAATAAATCTATTCTTAGCCCTAATATATTAGCAAGAATTTCAATCAAAGGTTCTTATTTTGCTTTATTGATGGAAAATGATTATAGTATTGTTTCCGAACCTAGAAAATATTTTGGTCCGGTTGATATACAAAAACTCAGAATACGTCTTTTTGATGAACATGGTCGTATTTTACAAATGAATAATTCTAATTATTCTTTTTGCCTGAATTTAAAAATGTTGTATGATTTATAAATTTAGTAATTTGAATTAATATTTATATAATATATAAATTGTAAATATTATATAAATGTCAGAACCTACATTAATAACTACACCAGGTGGCATAAATCAAAATCCTATTGATTCACCATATGAAGGTTTTTTTTATGCTTTCTATGGTTCAGGAGGGTTTACTATGGATCAATGTTTTAATACTATTAAATTAACACAACCAAATCCATTATTACGTTATGATGTTACAAAAGCATTACAAGTTAAGTTTGATGTTCGTACATTTAATGCTAAATTAGGATTATATAAAGATGCTAATAATATTGGTATTACATCTACTACATTCAATCCTGTTACCGATAATTTTAGTATTGATGAAATTACTATTAGTGCTGATGAATTTGTAGCTGGGTTATCCAAAGACCAAGTTATTTCAGTAGGCTCTTATTCAACTATGTATGGTGACTTTAAACAGTTGGTAAATACTTATTTTGGATATGCTGGTGGGTTTTCTTCTCTTTTCTCACAAGCAAGTGAATTTGATATCAATAATGGTGTCTTTGATGCTTCCGCATTTATAAATATTATTACACCTTATTCAAGACCTACCGGTGAAAATGTTAAACAAGTTACTGGTTCTATTACTATTTCTGATATTAATAGTTTATTAAAATATGCGATTGATAGAAATATATTTGGTAATAGAACAACACAAAGTTCTCTCGGTACTTCTTCTGATGTATCTTCTAATTATACTGGTAATAGTACTACACAAGAAGAAAATTACTTTAAGTCAAACTATGGTATGGCTGATGGATTTATTGCTGGTGATTTGATTTTTATTCCAGCAGGTACAACCATAAAATTACATTTAGTTATTGACTCAGAGAATTTCAATCCTCTCAATAATATCGGTCCTTCTAATGTTTCGGAACTTATTGGAACTATGGATACTAACCGTACCTTTACAAGTAAGTTTTATCCTGATAATGGTTCTGGTCCTTCTACTGAACCACATGATATGATGATTGATGATAGTAACCAATTTGATAGTAATGGTGACCCAATTGAAGGTATATCTGTTGTTGGTACTAAAAAAATATTTACCGAAAGAACCACCGCAACTACTACAAATATAGATAGAATTTTAACAGCACCTTTACTTATATTATTGGATAATTTATCCACATCCACTGATTCACAACCAGGACAACAACATATGTCTCTCAGTGATATTCCTATTGCTGCTAACGCTTCTGCTAATGCTGCTCGTGTTTCTGCTGATAATGCCGCTACTTCCGCATCCAACGCAAGTGATGCTGCTACAGCAGCAGCTAGTTCTGCTACAGAAGCCGATGGTTATGCTGCTACAGCGAATGCTATAGAATCAACAGCTACTGGTGTTAGCGACGCTGTTACTGCTGTGAATAACGCTGCTAATTCTGCTTCAGATGCTTCTGGAAATGCTGCAACAGCAAGTGATAATTCTGCTATAGCAAGAGATCAAGCAAACAATTATTCTGTACTTGCTAATCAATTTGCTAGTTTAGCTATTATATATGCTCGTGATGCTTCTTTAAATGATGCTATTACCGCAGTAGATAATGCTACTACAAATGCTAATTCAGCATATACATCAGCAAGTACAGCTGAATCTCAATCAGGTATTGCTCTTACAAATGCGAATAAAGCAGAAGCATATGCTTATGCCGCCAATGCTGCTCTTTTTGCCGCACAAGCATATGTTTTAGCAGGAAGTGCTAATACTTATAGAAGTGAAGTCGCAGCAAGTTTAAATACAATAACTGGTTACTACACTACTGCTAATAATAATGGTTCAACAGAAATAGATACCCTTTATAATCAACTTCTAGCCATAGATGCTTCAGCAAATATCGCATTACTTGCTACTGAATCCGCAGCTAATTCTGCTATGAGTTTTGCTACTGATGCGGCTAACGCAGCAGTCAATGGCGACTACGCCGCCGCGCTTGGTTGTCGTAACAATGCTAATTATCAACATACCACAGCAGCTGATAATGAAAATGATATACCACCTCTTATTACTGAAGCAGATATTAAAGTTGCTGATGCATTAATTATTATTAATGCCCATCCTTCTTGGGTATAATAGTATAATAATAATATAATAAATATATAAATATTATATCAAAAATTTTACAACAAAATATATAGTATAAACAATTCAATTAATAATAAAATAAAGTATACATAATAAATTACATCGTAATAAATAATTTAGTAATTATAAAAAAATTTCTGTAATATTATATAAATATTTTATAATAATATTACAGCTAAGGAATAAAAAATGTCTATTTTATTACAACCAAATAATATAAATAATGGAAAATATACCGGTTCTTGTTATGCTTTTGGTGCTAGTGGTGGGTTGTTTGTTTCACAAGGGTTTACTGAACCCATCCATTTAAGACAAGAGGATATGTTAGAAAAATATGATGTTACTGATGCTATACAAATAAAATTCAGCGCTAGAACTATCAATAAAAAATTAAGTATTTTAAAAGACGCGAATAATTTTAATACTGTTCAAGCATGGTATGATCCAATATCTGATACTCTACATGATGATAGTATTAATATTTGTAGTTGTGATTTTGTTGATGGTGTTAATACTGAGAGTATTATATCCGTTGGTAAATTATCTTCATTGTATTTTGACTTTAAAACTTGTGTAGCCAGTTATTTTGGTGACCCTGGAGGGTTCGCATCATTATTCGCTTATGAACAAGATTTTCAAGTGAATGGTGGAGTTTTTGACGCAAGTGCTTATGTACAAACAATTAATAAATCCAAATTTAATATTAATGGTAGTTTCGTTTCTGATTTATCCGGACATATTACTGTAAACGATATTAATAAATTATTGAAATTCACCATTGATACCAATGTTTTTAATAACAGAGACCCTAGAGTTAAAAATTATGGTATGGTTGATGGATTTGTTGCTGGGGATTTAATTTTCATACCAGAAGGATTTACCATTTCATTGTCTTTAGATATTGAAGCCGAAACCTATTCTCCTACCAATAATGTTGGACCTTCTTACTTAAACGCTATTCGTAATAGATTGAACTGGACAAGAGGATATGTAAAAAGAACTACTACTGCGACTACTACTAATATTACTCAAACAACTACTGTACCTATACTGATGGTTCTTACAGATGAAACACTTGAAAATTTCACAAACTATGGAAAATATTGGGGTCAATCTAATGTCGCGTTATCCGTCTTAGATGATTATGGTAATCCAATTGATAATAATGATAATGTTAATTTTTTAGCAATATCTTTAAATACCAATGGACAATATCAAACCGCTATTACGAATACTGGTAATATATATAAATCAAACGATTTTGGACAAACTTGGAGTATCCCAACTGGTATTGGACCTTCTGTTAGTAATAGTATTTCTATTTCATTTACTGGTATGCATCAAACCGCTTGTAATGGTAGTTCTATCTATGTTTCAAACGATTTTGGTGAAACTTGGCAACCTACCTTTAATTCTGGAACAGCTAATATTTTTGTTTCTATTTCATTAAATGGTAAATACCAAACAATCGTCTCTTGTGGTGATAATATTTATTTATCAGAAGATTATGGAATGACATGGCGTGCGCAAGATACAGACAGTGATATTTATCAATCTGTTGAAATTTTCCCTACTTGTGGTGTTGCTTTATCTTATAATGGACAATATCAAACAATTGTCGTTGAAAATATTTATATATCAGATGATTTTGGTAGAAGTTGGACAAATGTGAGTGATGATAATGGGTTTGAAGATAGAAATTGGTCGGGTGTGGCTATGTCTTCTGATGGTCAATATCAAACTGCTATTGAATCTGGTGGTGATGTTCATATTTCAAGTGATTATGGTAAATCATGGTTATTTGTTGATGATATTAACCTTACTAATAAAATTTGGCAATATGTTTCTGTTTCTGCTACTGGACAATATCAAACCATTCTTGAAAAACAAGGATATATTTATACATCTATTGATTATGGTAATACTTGGAATAAAGTTGAAAATCCATTAGTTCAAGATAAATCATGGCAAGCCGTGGCTGTTTCATTGGATGGTATTTTACAATGTGCCATTGAAAGTAATGGTGGTAATTTTTATACATCCAGTGTTTTCGGTACTGCTGAAACTCCACATCAAGTTTGTAGTTGTTAATATTACAATAGTATTTTATAAGTATTTTAATTTTTATTTTAGTCAAATATAATATTTTTATATTATATATGCCTTATCAAACTAGAAAAGTTCGTGGAAAAAAATGTTATCGTGTTTATAATAAAAAAACTAAAAAAGTATTTGCTAAATGTACTTCTAAAGAAAACGCTTCAAAACAATTACGATTACTAAGAGCTATTGAAAATAATAAAAATTTTATTCCAAATTCTTCAAGAAAAAATATGAAAAAATAATTTTATTCTTGTTCTTCTTGTTATCATGTTCTATTGTTCTTACTGACTTATTTTACAATTACAAATATTTTTCAATGTATTTATACTATCCAAAATACAATTACAACCTGTTTTTGCGTTTTTAGGTTGCTTTACATAGATAGGATTAGCTTTACAATCTGGTGTAAAATATACACTTGCCATTGGAACTCTATTTGGTCTTAAGTTTGTTCTTCTACATACTACAAATGATGGACAATTTGTTACTTTCTTTTCCATATTGAATATTTTAGTATAACCACTTGGACATAATTGATTATATGTTAGTTTTGTATTTGTTATATTATTTTGAATAGAATATTCTTTAAAATCTATGTAATCTTTTGTATTAAAAACTGGTGTAAATTTATTTATTTTTAATTCATTAGATACTCTTTTAAAATTCAAATAATCACTTTGTGACATATATAATTTCATTATATTTTATTATAATGAAATTTTATTGCGTTTTCAAATATCCTTTAACTATTGTAAATGAAATATAACCTAATAAAATACCAATAATAGAACCTATACATAATTGTAATATAGTATGTCTCCTATATTTCCATCTTTGATAAAATGTTAATGAAGTTATAAATAGTTCAATCATTAATATCAATAGTGATTTTTTCACTAAATATAAATATGTCAATGAGAAAAAACTAGATTGAACATGTCCGGAAGGCATACCATATTGTTCTATTCCTTTATAAAATTTATCCTCAAATTCCATTATGTTTTTACCACCATTTGGTCGTGGTTCTTTTATTATTAATTTTATTACTTTATTTATAAATTTATTTACTAATAAGAAAAATACATATCCGTATAAATAATAATCATTATATTGAATAAATTGTTTCCATAAAAAAAATAACGTTGCTATAAATAAAATATGTGGACCAAAAAAACCAACATAATGTAATAATTTTTCCATTATATAATATATTTGAATATTTTTCTAAGCCGTTCCATTTGATGGTTTTTGTTGATATAATTGTTCACATATTAACGAAAAAGACCAATTTGAGCCATTCAAATCTACAGTATCTCCTCTATCACTAACTAATTTAATAGCCATACGATGTATGTTTACTGGACCAAAATATGTTCGTTCTTGATTTTGTAATGTACCACCAAATTCAATATATACTGAACCATTTTGTAATCCTGATGTTTTTACAGGTACTAAACCAAATACATCTTTTACAAATGGACCTGAACCATAACCATTATTTGAAATATTTTCTGAATGACTGATAGTTGAACTAGAGCGTTTACTATTTGCTATTTCAGTCAAAGAATATATTTGGTTCTGTGTTAATCTTGAATAATTGTCTATATTATTACTTACATTATATGATACTAAACCAGTTACTGGATCACAAACAAAATTACTACGATTTGCGTATGAAGGTAATGGAATTTCTGTTATTTTTGGTGTTAATGTAACTAAGCCATCATTCAAATGACTTTGATTAAAATCATCCAGACAAATTAAAAAATAATTGAATAAATTAACACTAACAGTAGTATCACCTGTTAATGTTATTATATTATTATTTGGAGTATAATCCTGTAAATAATATACTGTATTATTACGAAACCCTAAAATCCATCCTAATGTTGTATCCCATGTTGTATTTCTTATACTTTTTACACCCGAATTACATTTTATAAAACTTGTTCTATCATAAAATACTAAACGATAATCTTGTGAAGTATATACTTTATTAATATTAATTCTAAATTTTGTAGTTTCACTTGTTCCATTACTTATTATATCAATATATGAACCATTTGTTAATGGATTTAATGATAATTGATTATTCATTTCTCTTATTAAAGCATCTCGTGAATATGAATTTTTTGGTATAGTTATTATTATATCATTTAACCCGCTTGCATTTGTAACACCATTATCATAAGGTTTTAAATATAATATATTATCATTATTATTTCCAGTTAAATTTATTGTTATTATATTAATTGGATTACTACTTTTTAATGTTGTATATGTTGTGTCCATTGATAAATTTGATAAATCATAAAAGCAACTATTTAGACCGCAATATTTGTCATCTATTGATAATTTTGACCAACAACCATTAGAATAACTTGTTAAATTGCCATTTGTTGATTGTAAATTTCCATTTAAATAAACATTATCCGATGATATTATTAAGTTACCATTTATATTTTGGGTTAATCCTTCATTTGCTGATACATCACAAAATTGTATTCTATAGTATTTTTGTGTTAATACTTTTCTTATATTTACTGTAAACGAACAATCTATATAATTAGAGTCATCTTTATTTAATGATAATGAAATGGTCGTTCCATTTAATATTGTTGAACCATTATCTGTAAAATTTGAAAAAGCGTCATTTATATTTTTTTGTAAATCATCAAAATTGTTATAAATATATGTATTTCCTTGTTTATAAGTATTATTCAATGTAACTATTATATTCCCTCTCTTTTCGTTTCCATAATTTTGTTTACTTGGAGATATTGTTAAAATACAGCTATTATCTGTAAAATATGTACCACTTTGTCTAAATTTACTATTGAATGTATAACCATAACCAGATGATAAATCCATGTTACCATTTAAGTAATTACCACTTAATGTTATAATATTTTTTAAGATTCCAGATACATCCAAAAAATAATTATTATTTGTAAATGTTTTATTTATATCCAATTGTAAATTAAATTTGGCATCATTATCTATATATGATTTACTGTTATTGATATTAAAGTCTGATACTTTTGTATTATTATTAATATCTTTTACATTCTGTATACCATCATTTATTGCTGAAATAAACCCATTTAATGTATAACCTGAAAAAGAATTTGTTATTGGTATAATATAGTCATTTGTTGAAATATCATATCCTGGTTCACTTGAAGATAAATATATATATGATTTTGATTTTATTATTATTAAATCTCCTGATTGTTTTAATGGTATTGTTTCTGATATTATATTATTCATTTCATTTGTTATGCTTGGAAAATTAAAACAAGATGATGAACCTGTCCATATTTTATAATAATTATTATTTTTATAATTCTCAATTGGAAATTGTACACATATTTTTGAATTTTCAATATTATTTGTAGTATTTCTATTCATTTTTAATGATAAATTAAATCTAGAATAATTATTACCTTCTATTGATGGATAAGTATTTGATATTATATCACTTCTAATAATACTTGATTGTGTTATATATATATTATTTGCTAATTGATTTGATAAATCTTCTAATAATTGGTTTCTCGTAACTGGTCCAGTTAATGATAATTTTATTTGATAACTATTATCTATATTTAATATATTTCCATTGTATTCTGATATTATATTACTATTTATTTGCGAATTATAACTAACATTTCCTTTATATTTAATTATATTGAAATAATTATTGCGGCTTCCATCAATAGTATCTTCGTTATATATATAATAATTTAAATCTGTATTATCTTTTATTGTTGTTGTTGATATTAAATCTAAATAATTAGAATATAATACATTTGGATAATATGTTTTATAATTAAACCCCAAAAAACTTGGTATACTTTTTTCTCTAAGAACAATATTACCAATGTCTCCAACATTCGTAGTATAATTAGGATTCGTCCAATTACCAAACTCTAAATAATAACTTGTTTCATTATAAATATTCTTTATATCTATATTTATAGTAGATAAACAATTATTAGAATTATATGATATACCAGTAGAACCAAAACTAACATCTGGGTTTTGTGTTTTTATTTTTTGAATACTAGTATTTATAGTATCTATCAAATTGCTTGGTGAATAATTACCTGCTGATATATCTATTTGATAACTTACATCTTCTATTCCTGGTGAATTTCCCTTTATATAAATAAAATTACTTCCGAAATTATTATTAATTGTATACCAAGTATATGGTATTTGTATAGAATATAACTTCAACGATACTACATCTTTTAATGGTTCAGATAAATTAAATGAAAATTCTGTTGAAAGTGTTGTTTTATCATCTCTATATTGACTATCTATACTTATTATTCTTTTTACTGTTTGTTTTAATAAAGGATTTAATTTATCTTGAGCATATTCTAATGGTTTCGTAAATCCTATAGCATTTTTTCCCATATTTCTACTTACATCTGATAATTGGCTCTCACCTATATCAATTGCTTTCGTAGGTTGTTGATTATAATATTTCAATGGGTTCAATTGATTATTTCCTCGTATTTTATCTAATTCATCCAATGTTTTTTTTGTATTTTCTTTATTCATATCAGCATATAACCTAGCATTTCCATTTATTATTCTTGAAGTTGGGTCATCTAAACCACTATAATCGTATAAAGAATAATCCGCATTTGTTTTTATATTTCCACTTTGATTATCCATTCCTTCAATTATTTCTTCATATTCAGCAAATTCTTCATATTCATCTTCCGAAGTTTCAAAAAAATGATTATATATTTGTTTAAAAAAATCTGCTAGTTCATTTCCAGATTGGTTTTGCATATTCTCATATTTATGAATTAAAAAATATATCTTTGCTTCAAGTTCTCTATCACTTGGATTTATTAAATCCAAAATATTATATAATTCTTCATCTGTATATTTATTAACATTATATATATCATTTTGTAAATTATTCATTTTTATATTATCATATAATTTCATTTATATTTTTTTCTGTCTTTTGTATTAATCTTTTTTTAAACATTTCGCTTATAAAATTTACTAAATTTAATCGTTTACTACATTTATATAAAATTTCTATTGGAAATGATTTCAATCCGTGTCCTCGTTTCATATGTTTATTCCCTTTGAAACATAATATATCAAATACTTTCATTACTTCTTCTTCTTCTTCTGTCATATCACACCGTGATATTCTGGTTTTTCCTACATATACAAATCTATTGTAATTACCTTCTTTATAAACATAATATTTATCACAAATCGGGCGATTTCTTACCATACCAATACCAATTATCTTATTTGTATCATTATTCATTTCTAATATAAATGTTATAGCGTCTATAGGTATTGATTGTGATATTTGTTCTGGTGTACAATATATACAACCAATTGTATTATGTTTCATTCTATATTGTTGATTTTCATTCCATGTTTCATTATTAAACCGACTTGTTAATAAATAATGTCGCTGTTCTAATTTGAAATCTTTTAATTTTTTATTTTTTATTTGTTCAATTGTTATTATATTAGACATTGTTTTTATAATAACAATTTTTAACTTTGATATTATATTCAATTTTATTAGTAAAATATATAATATATTATAATAATATATTATGAATATTGATACAGTGAATAATGATACACAAAATAATATAGCAATTGATATAACCTATAATAATAATGATAACAATGAAGATGATTTTACGAATATTGAATTAGCTTCCTTTTGTGATATTTATGATATTTCATATAATATGGATGATGATAACCGTATATATAAAACAAATTCAAATCATGTTATATTTGATGATGAAAATATCCAAAATAATATTATTCATAGTAATAGTCCTATAACAATTTCTGAAGATAATAGTGAAACGAATAATGAAAATGATAATGAATATAATAGCGATAGTAATAGTGATTATTATAGTGGTAGTGATGATGATTATTTACGAACAATACGTAATGATAGAATAAAAAATCAAGTAAGTCTTTATAAATATAGTAGTTTTAAAAAAAAAGCTTATAATGATATTGAAAAATCATTAAGTAAATATTATGATAATGATAATAAATATTCAAGTAAAATAGATATTCTTATTACATTCTTAAAAGGACAAAAGAATATATTTTTACAATCCAAATATGTAACTCAAATGAAATTGAATATTTTAATGTTTCCTATTTTAATTATTTCATCTTTTATTGCGTTATCAGCACCTTTTTTACAAAATAATAGTTGGAGTGGTGGTTTTATTTCTGGATTGAATATTATTATTTCATCTTTTATATCTATTATGAATTATATGAAATATGAAACAAAAGTAGAAATGTTCTCTCAACTTGCTACTAATTATGATAAAATGGAAATATCATTAGAAATGTCTAATAGTAAATTATTATTTATGGATAATGAAAATGAAAAAAATGAACTAGTATTATCAAAATTAAACGAAGTTGAAAATAAAATTAATGAGTTAAAAGAAATTTATAATATTTTAATACCAGATGAAGTAAGACATATGTTTCCTATTATTTGTAATTTAAATATATTATCTCTTATTAAAAAAATGGAAAAATATAAAAAAAATCTTATTCATAAATTCAAAGATGTTAAGAATGAAATACGTTATATTATTTATAAATGGAAAAAAAATGTTTCTAATAATAGCATTGAAAGTATTGAAAATCTTATTAATATTGAACAAATTAAAGAGAAAAATAGATTATTGTTCTTATATGATATTAAAGAAAAAATTAAAGATGAACTTGGAGATAGTAAAAAAATATATGATTTTGTAGAAGAAATTTTTACAAAAGAAATCAAAAACGCGGAATATAACAACAAGCATTTTTTATTCTTTTGGAATAAAAAAAAGATTTTGAAAAATGAAATCAACCCTATTTTAAATAAACATTTTCAATTCATATTTGAGGATATGTAGGTACTATTTTCCAATACCAGGGCATATCATATACAATTTTAACACTTTCATTATTGTTAATTCGTTCATTAAATATATTACTATATTCAGTAACTCCATTTAGATATAATGAAATTATTACTCGTTTATGTTTGTTATCATTTCTTAATGGAATTTCTTTTAATGAAATTATATATCCAATATTTAATTTCTTAAATGTTTCATATATAAAATCTTTTGAAATATTATTATCCATTCTGGGTATACATACAGATATTGGTTTTTTAAAACATTTGTTCATATATTTTATATAGTTCTTTACTTATTATTTTGAAATTTATTATTGTTATTTTTTATTTCAATTTTTCAATAAAAATATATAAATATATTATAGTGTATTTTTAATAATGAATTCTAATAAAATTACTATTCCTGGTGCTATATTAATTTTTAGTTGTCATAAACATAAAGAAACTAGGTTGAAACAGTTTACATTAAGTAAAACAGAATATGATGGTTGGAAAGTATTTATAATACTTGGTAATCCAAACTTAAAAGATGAATATATAATCAATGATAATATTATTACTATTAATTGTGAAGATTCATATATTCATATTTTGAAAAAAGTGGTTTTAAGTTGTAAAATTATTTTAAATTTATATGATATTCAACAAGGAATTCTTCGGTGTGGTGACGACCTTATTTTCAATGAGAATAAATTATCTTTATTTCTCAATAGAGTTAATAAAAATGATTATATGGGATTGATTTCTAATTACGTTAATAAAATGTTCCCACGTTATAATAATTTTATGCCTAATTATTTTATTTCTCATCCTGATGATTTGATAAATCCATTAAATGGCATTCCTTATAATTTAGATGAAATTAAATTTTTTAATGTTGTCCCTCATTGTACATATACTGGAGGTGTAGTTTTTTATTTATCTGTTAAAAGTTGTACTATTTTAATAAATCATATGGAAAAAATTAATTGGAATGTTTTTTATAGTGATATCAATTATGGCTATCCATATATAATTGAAGATATTGGTGTCGGATTTATTCTATCTTTAAACAATATTAGCCCTGTTTCGTATAATTTATATTCTGACCATAAAAAAGATATTGAAAATACACAACATCCAGCTATTGCTTATCATACAAATATGTATAAATAACTTTTCTATAAATAATTATAATATAAATATTATAATCATTTTTTGTCCCCCCAATAAATAATATATTTATTTCGCTTTACGCTTTATAAATATGCTGCCTCGTGTAAAAAATACTAATGGTTGTTTTTATATTTTTATAGTAAAAAATATGTGTTAGTATTGATAATATATTTATTGAAGTATTTTCAACATTTTTTATTATCTAAATTTGGTGCTGTTACGAGACATTTTATATCATATTATATTCTTTAAGTATATTTATAATAATATGTTCAAAACTCCATTTTCATTTATAATTAAATAGTAAATAAAAAAATATATGAAATATTTTGATAATAATAGTGATAATAAATACGAAAGTGATAATGAAAGTGATTTAGATATTTCTTGGGTTCAAGAACAAGAAAAATTACAACATATCAATGAAAATTATTTTAAAGAACCTATGGAAAATATTGATATATATTTTATTTATATCAATACAAATGACTATATTGAAAAAATTAACCATACACAACAAGAGTTATCTTTAAATAATAATTCTAGCATTATTCATAATGATATTGTTATTCAACTTATAGAAAAAAATAAATATTTATCTCATAATAAATACAAAATCCAAGATGTTTTATTATATAATGTTTCATTGAACCCTGAAAATATACAATCTTATTCCAAAGATGAGAACATTTTAGAAAGTTCATCCAAATTTCTTGAACCTCTATCTATTGTTAGTGATTTTATTATTCCTCCTTCTATTTTCATTTTTCATAAAATCAATTCTATATTTTTTATCTTTAAACAACTTCAAGAAATTAAACCTTTACCACCAAAATCTATATTAAAATCTTCTATACAAAATAATGGTAATGATACTAGTAATAATATTAAAACTATTGATAATACTAAAGACAAACATAAATGTACTAAAAAAGTTCGTATTTCAGAAAAAAATACAATCACCAAATTAAAACATAATAATAAATTTACTCGTAAACAAAAAAAATAATTATTATATTGGATATTTTGTGTCTAATATTTATTCGGATAAAGTAGCAGGTTTATATAAAAAAATTATTCAAAGATGTTATGAAATGAATATTATGACATATATTTATATTAATAATAAACGATTATAATATTATAAATTTTTCAGAAAAATAAAATATTGAAATACAAAAAATTTATTTATAGTGTCACTTTTATATTCTGTCGTCGTCTATCTCTATCTCAATAGGGTTTCCTTCTCCCAATTTTTTCCAAGAATAATAGTTAATATTTATTATTTCTTTCATTGATATATTTACATTTTGCATTAGTTTAATAGATTCTAATTTTTCATTTAACCATTTAAAATAATTTTCAATATATTTATTTGTTATATCTTCACCTAAATTATCAAATGTATCAAGTGACCAGTCTTTGAATTCTCTATTTTCAAAAGGATATTGAAGTAAAAAAATGTTATTTTGTAATTGTTCTAATCCATTATCATCTTGTATAATTAATGTATTTAATTTTTTTTTGAATTCTTCTTCAACGTCTTCATAAGATACATTATTATTAATAGTATTTCTAGAAAATGTATATAATTTTTCTAAATAATTATAAAAAGTATATTGTATAACATAAATACCTTCAACTGTTATTACAAAGTGTAAATCTCCTATTTCATTTGGCGTTTCATTTATAAAGAACTTCATGCTCTTAATAAAATTTGAAAATATATCTGGTAGTGATGGTGTTGCAATAAGTATATTATACTTCATATATAATCTTATAGGATGACTATGAAATGTGTACGGGGCATCGAAAGGCATATAAACAGATTCATAGTCTCCTGGTAAAAGGCTATTAATACCCAATGTAATTTTATCATTATCTTTTTTTAAAGGAATAAATTCGCCACCATATTCAACAATATCATTAACTATTGATGGTGATGTTATTCCATATGTTTGTCCTGTATAAGGTAATAATCTTAAAAAATTAAAAGTTGATTTATCAAATAAAATCTTTATATTTTTTGGGTAAGTTTCTTTAATAAGATTATATTTATATAATGTTTCTTTTTGAACATTTTCTGTTTTAATAGAATTTATTACAAGAAATTCGTCACTATTCCTACCAAATTCCATAACTATTTCTTTACGTGCGGTGTCTGAAATTTCTAATTTAAGACTTTCTACCATAGGATTTTCTAAACCGTTTATCGTATAATTTTTTATAATTTCTACAAAATGAGGATTTCCTATATGTTGAACAATCCGAATTGGAAATCGTTGAGGATTGACAAAAGGAGTTAAACAAGCGAATACTACATTTGTTGTTAAAACTGTTGCATAGTCTCCAGTTAAATAATTATTTTCTTTATCATTATGAACTCCACGTGTATATAAACATATATTTTCTATTTCTAATATACCCGGGTTAGGAGCAAAAAAGTCATCATATTGTATGTTTGAATTATTTATTATTAATAAAGCATGTCCAAGTATATTTGACAAAAATTGTTCATCGTCTAACAATTTACATTCTGTTATTGTATTTGTATTTTTATCAAATATTCCTGTGTTATAAATAGAATCAATATAATTATATTTCATACATATTAATATTTCCATTTCGTATGATGTGGCGCTATCACTATTATACAAAAAATCCATATATTCCATATATCTATTTTTAAAATCATCACTAGCATAATTTACAGATTTTCGTATATTTTCTGTCATAAAATCGTTGAATTTTTGATGTTTTGCTATAACACTTTTATTCAAAATTATATATGTATATGCTAAATGAATTCCAGCCCCACCAATCTTTAAATCTTTAGAAACATAACAATTATTTTCTTTTGAATGACATTTATTACAAAATTTACATTTTTTTGTTTTTCTTGTAATTCTTTTATTTCTTCTTTTATTTTTTGATAAAATCATTTATATATTTATAATTACATAAAAAATTTTGTTTTTATTAATTAAATTAAATTAAATTGCTTAAATTATTACCTTGTAGAAATTAAGTAATATTTATTTTTCTAAATATATATTTTTTTATTTTACACATTTATTAATCTATATAAATATTAGTATATATAATTTTATATGTTTCTATTATGAATTCTAATACTAATTTTCATAGCGATTATCCTTTATTAAATAATATTTATATATTTTTTATTTATATTAATACAAATGACTATATTGAAAAAATTGACCATACACAACAAGAGGTATCTTTTAAATAATAATTCTAGCATTATTCATAATGATATTGTTATTCAACTTATAGAAAAAAATAAATATTTATCTCATAATAAATACAAAATCCAAGATGTTTTATTATATAATGTTTCATTGAACCCTGAAAATATACAATCTTATTCCAAAGATGAGAACATTTTAGAAAGTTCATCCAAATTTCTTGAACCTCTATCTATTGTTAGTGATTTTATTATTCCTCCTTCTATTTTTATTTTTCATAAAATCAATTCTATCTTTTTTATCTTTACACCCTTGAAGAAATTAAACCTCTACCACCAAAATCTATATTGAAATCTTCTATACAAAATAATGCTAATAATAGTAATAATAGTAATAATAACAAACATATTGATAATACTAATGACAAACATAAATGTACTAAAAAAGTTCGTATTTCAGAAAAAAATACAATCACCAAATTAAAACATAATAATAAATTTACTCGTAAACAAAAAAAATAATTATTATATTGGATATTTTTCTTTATTTTTGGGGGTTAAATTTCATTGGTTATCAGATTGTTGTTGTTGCTGTTGTTGTCTTATTGTTTGTCTATTTAGTTTTTCTTCATTGCGTTTTATAATATTTTTTTCTGTTGTTCTAATTGATACATATATATAAGTATTATAACATTGTATCAAATGTTCTGTTATTTTTTCGCATAATTCACTATATTTATTCATATTTTGTAATAATTTAAGTAAATTATGCTTATTATTCATTTCATCTATAATATTTTTTATTTTTATTGATTTCTTATTAGATGTATTTATATGGTAATAATCTCCTATATTGTATTCTTTTATTAATTCATAAGCATATTTTGTTGGGAACTTTTGCTTTTGTAAATAAATATGTAATCTTCTCCTTATATTACCTGGACGATTAATAAATGTATTCAATGTTTTTGCGTTCATTTTATTTATTATATTAAACATTTCATTATCATATTTTTGTTTTATTAATATTAACCTTAATGATGGCGTTAACATAAAGCTTTCTATTAAACGAATAATATCAGTTGGTAACGTTGAAATTTTGTGTAAGTATTCTGTTTCTATTTTGGTGTCTTTATCATTTTGTATTATAGTTTCTATTTTATTTTGAAATTTTTTTTCTTCTATTTCTTTGAGTTTTACTTGTTTTATCACTAAATTTTTAATTATTTTATTCAATTCATTATTCATAACAGTTTTAAAAGTATGTAAATATTTTTCATTTAAGCTATAATTTAAGCTCAAATCATTAATAATTCTATCATTATCATCAGTAAATTTATATATATTAATCTTTGTTTCTTCAATTGAAGGATACAATGAACGCTGTGTTAGTTTTATAAAATCATCTATATCACTACTACCTTTTATTCTTATAGAATTCATATCTGCGCGTAATAAATTTGTTAGTTTTATTCCAGTTTTATTCAAAAGTGATTTTTTTAATTCTTCCTTTTCAGTATCCATTATTTTAATTATGCTATTATTATAAGGCCAAGTGAACACGTCGTTATCAGGATTAATATTCATTTTCTATTTTATTTTATTGTATTGACTATTATATATTCAATAATATTCAATTTTATGAACCTATATAAATATTATTATATATCATTTTATATGTTTCTATTATGAATTCTAATACTAATTTGGATAGCGAATATCCTTTATTAAATAATATTGATAAGGACTTATTTTTCAAAGAACAAATAATCCTTCTTTATTATAACCTCACTCGTAAAAATAATATTCAATCATTATCTATGATGTTTGATAATTTACTTTGTTCTCTTAAAAAATGGAATGATAATCGCTTTCTACAATATTTAATTGTTATCTATAAAATGGTTGGTCAAACAAGAGATTGTTTTTATGGTAAAGGAGAACAAGATTTATCTTATATGCTACTTTCTGTATTATATAAATACTATCCTATATTATCTATTTATTCTCTACATAAATTCATTCAACCATTAAGTAATGGAGAACTTGGTTATGGTTCTTGGCGAGACATCAAATATTTTTGTGAATATTTGCGTTGTAATACCCGCCAATGTATTCATCATCCTCTTATTAAATATTGTATTCAATTAATGAATAATTCTTTAAAAAGAGATTATGATAAGTGGAATGATGTTCTAGATAATTATTTTCAACAAGTTATTCGTAGTTCTTCGTTTTCTTGTCTTGAAACAATCAAAAAACCAATAGCAAGAGAACATTTAACAACGATTTCTAAATGGATTCCGAGAGAACATACAAAATTTGATTGGATTAATGAAATGCTTGTTATTGATTGGTTTGAAACATATAAACCTTATATTCTTTCTTCTCATACATCCGTCGCTGGTTATTATAATTCTATCAGTAAATGTAAATTAATTTATAGGAAAATTGTATCCAAATTGAATAAAGTATTAGATACAACCGAAATCAAACTTTGTTCTAATCAACTTGATGAAATTATACCCAAAAATATTCCTCAAATTCTTTTTATGAAAAATAAAAATAAACTATGGTTTGATAATATTATGGATAATACTAAAATAGATTTTGTTACCAATAATAATAATAGTATTAAAAATAAATGTGCTAATGAATTTCAACGTCATTATGAAAAGAAATTCTATTTATTATCACCTTTTGAACCAAATAGAAAACCTAATAAAAATATACCTACTGATGTTCCTATTTCTTTCATTATAAAAGACGCATTTAAATTATATAATTTATCAAAATCTTCTAATTTTCTTCATAAAAGTTCTCAAACTCTTCAATTAAAAATTGATATTTTAAATCATCAATGGAATCAAATTTCATCTATTATTGGTTATGAAACTTTGAATGATTTTATCCCTATTATTGATACATCTTTTAAAAATGATATTAATAATGACAGTTTCTTTTCGTCTATCGGGCTTGCCTTTCTTATTTGTAGCCGTAGTTCTCTTGGTAAAAGAATTATTACAATTGACCACCAACCTTCGTGGATTAGTCTTGATAATTGTTCTGACTTATTCTCTATGATTACTACTCTTTTTGATTCTATTAAAGGTAATTGTAATACAAATTATAATATTTTTGAAGCGTTTAATATGATACTTTCATCTATTATTGAAACAAAAATGTCCTATCGTAAAATATCAAAATTATCATTGGTTCTCTTTCATCAACATGATTTACCTTGTAATTTTCATAGTCTGATTACTGAAATATTTTATAATAAAGGTATTCAAAGTAGCCGTGGAAAACCCTTTCCTGTTCCCCGAATTATCTATTGGAATATTTCTGATGATTTTTGTTCTCAATTACCATTCAAAATTACAGATGAAAATGTATTTTCATTATCTGGTTTATCAAGTTCTCTTATTCGCCATTTATATTTGTTGGAAAATTGTCTTAATGGTAATAGTTATAGTAATAATAACTCCTATGAAATCATTTGTAAAATTTTATCTAATAGTAGATATGATGATTTGGAAAATTATATATTGAAGTTTTTTCGTTAATATTCTTACCATATTGGATTAAAAAATTGATATTATTATTATTATTATTTAATATATATAATAATAATATTTTTATTTCATATTGGTTTTGATATAATGAATATTCCTGAAAGTGTATATGATTTATATAAATTAAAAAATTGTATAAATCCTAAACAACTATATTGGAATAAATTAGTACTAAGTAAAGATGCTGTCCCTTTTATTGAAAAACATATACATATTTTAAACAAAGAAGTTTTGAAAAATCTATCAAAAAATCCATTTGCTGTTACTATGTTAGAAAGACATATTGATAAAATATCATGGAACGATTTTGTTAATAACCCGAATGCTATTCATGTTGTAGATAATAATATAGATTTATGTTTTAAAGAACTTAATTGGCGTGGTAGGTCAGATTTATTAAGACATCCAAATTTTATTCATATTATAGAAAAACATATGGATAAAATCATAGATGAATTATTATGTATTAATTGCTTATCTATTATAGCATATCAACAAAATCCATTGTTTATTGATTTGTTAGAAAAATTTATGACAAAATATCCTGAAAAAATACCAAATAATAGTTCAAATTATTTTTGGAATGATTTATGTGAAAATCCAGCATCAATTCGTATTATTGAAAAAAATTTAGATAAATTACCTAATTATTCATGGCAAATATTAGCAAAAAATCATAAGGCTATTCATATTATAGAACAATATATTCATAAATTAGAGGATTTAGGTTGGCGTTATTTATCTGAAAATCCAAGCGCAATCCCTTTATTAGAAAAACATATGGATAAAATAAATTGGTATAGTTTATCATCAAACCCAAATGGTATTCAAATTTTTGAAAAATACCCTGAAAAAATTATTTCTTATTCTTTTATAGATTATGAGAACTTTTCAATAAATTCTCCTATCTTTGACTTGGATTATGATGCTATACAAAAAAGATGTTTTGTCTATAAAGAAGAACTTATTTCTACCGCTTTACATCCATCTAGAATAGAACAATATCTAGAACAAGGAATACCATTTGAAGAATTAGATAATTATATTTAATGGTGATTATTCATTATATATCTTTTTTCACAATAATGCTTTCATCTTCCTCTTCCTCGTATTCATTATTCCAATCTTCTTCTAATTGTTTCCATGTTGATGTCATGTAATCATCTAATTCACTACCAATTATTTTACGCAATTTATTCAATTCTTCTACATTTGATGGTAAATTATAGCAATTATCTATTTCTTCATCATTTTCATAAAAACATCTACCAAAAAATTCACATCCTAGTTCCTCATAAATAGCGTCTGTAATAATATTGAATTCTTTATTCATTTTTTTATACACTTCTGTTGGTGGTGTCCATGCACTATTAAATGATACTTCTATAGTCATTTTTTCCTCATTTTTATTCACTATTTCTAAATCACAAGGTGTCCATTTGGTTCCCCAAGTTTTAATTGCTACACTATATTCCCAACCATTTTCATAAATTTTTTCATCTAATCCTAATGAAGCAAATGTTTCAAACCAATTATTTTCTTTTAACGCTAATAATAATTTATCATAAATATCTTTTGATGGACAAGTAAATGTGGCAAAGTTATAACACCAATTAGGCATGTTATTTAATAATAATGATTTATGTTTAATATATTAAATAAATATAATAAAAAAATATAATGCTATTTTAACAAAGTATTTAATGAGTGAAATTGAAAATTTTGATTTAGGTTTTGATATAAAATTTTTTGGAGGTAAAAAAACAACATATCATGATAAAGTAAAGTTTATTAATCAAGGAACCTATGGATGTATTTTTCGTCCTGCTATTAATTGTAAAGGAAATTTAATGAAATCTTCTTTTATAACTAAAATACAAAGTGAAAAGGAAAATTCGGAGAAAGAAACGAAAATTGGATATAAAATTAAACAAATTAAAGGTTATAGTAAATATTTCGCACCCATTCTGAAAACTTGTAATATTTCTATCGCTAATATTAAAAATGATGAAATTAAAAAATGCGACTTTATTGATAATAAAACTACTAAAATTATTTCTAATAAAATGAAATATGTTGGTGATAAAACATTATTTGATTATTTCTTATCTATTTTAGAAAAAACCCCTAATAAAATAAATGATGTTATACTTGATTGTTATTTACATCTATTAGAAGGTATTGAATTATTACAACAAAATAATATTATTCATTACGATTTGAAAGAGAACAATATTGTATTTGACGAAAAACAAAATTACCCTATTATTATTGACTTTGGATTATCTTTTGAACCAAATAATTTACATAAATATAAATATTTAACTGAAGCGTTTTATGTATACGGTCCTGAATATAAACCTTGGTGTATTGAAATACATATTATTTGTTTTATTCTTCGTAATATTGATGAAAAAGACCTTGATAAACAAATTTCTTTACCTTATTTGAATCATGTTGTTGATGATTTTTTGAAAGAAAATACTTTTTTTAAATATTTTAAAGAAAGTGAAGTTTTTAAACATTATGGAAATACATTGAAAGATTTTTTAAAGCAATATTCTGAATTATCTTATAATGATTTGATTAATGAATTGATTAAATATAATTATTCTTGGGATAATTATTCATTGGCTGTTATAATTTTATATTTCATTATTAAGTTAAAATTAGATACTGTGAACCCGCTATTAAAGTTATTAAAGGAATTCATATTTACTACTCCTGATTCGCGAATTACTGTTAAAGAAACTATTGATAATGTTAATGATATTTATGATAATATTGAAGAGTAAATTTTTGTTATCTTGTTAATATTATATATAATATATTATATATAATATGCCGTTTATAGGTACTTATAATGGAGCTATGCAAATATTATCAAGTATTGGAACTGGTAAATGTAAAGGTGAATGTAAATCATCTTGGATACGTA